TTTAACTTCTTTATTTGGATCAAATGTTTTAGTTGCTTTCCACATGCCCATAAATGCTTGCTGACAAACATCTGCCGGATAAGGGCAAAGCTGTCCACCAACCATTTCAAGCGCTCTTTTACATGCATATCTTAAATTATGATATACAAGTAATTCATATTGTTTATTTTTTACAAATTCTTTTTCTTGCTTATGATCTACTGGTTCATATTTATTAATAATACGAATTAATTCAGGACTTAAATAATCTTTTTGTCTATACAAATTCATTTAATCTTCCTTTCCATAGTTAATTCCATCTAAACGAATGCTATTGCTTTCTTCGTATCGCATATATTGACCAGTGAAACATAATTTAACTCGTCCAGGAGTTCCATATCTGGTTTTTGATGCGATTAAATCAACATCTTCTATTGAGAGACTGTTATCTACTTTATGTCCATAAAATAAGAATAAAACATCCGCAGCGAGCTGTTCAATGCTACCACTTTCCGCCAAATCAGATAATCTCGGAATGGGATCATCTCGGTTTTCGATATTTCTATTTAATTGAGAGATTGTAATAAATGCACAATTGTATTCTTTGGCAATATTCTTATATGTTTTCATAATTTCTAATATTGCTAATCGAACTTGTACTTTACTATTCATTTCTGTTAATTGAATAAAATCATCGATTACTATATCTGGTCTTTCTTTTGCTATAATAGATTCCATTTCACGAACTGAATATATATTATCATATATCCGTAATTGGTTTTTATATGTTTTTGTAAACATTTTTCCAGCATCACATAATTGTTGTTTTTCAACATCACTCATTAATCCACTTTTGACCTGGTTGCTATCAATATAGCAAATATTACTAAGAAATTTATGATAAACACGCTCTATTGGCATTTCTTTACTAAAGAAGCAAATTTTATATCCGGCTTCTAGCCAATTAAGAACTAATTGACATACAAAGCTAGTTTTGCCATGAGAGGGCCTGGCTGCTATAACAGTAACTTCTTTCCGATTTAGGCCAGCAACATGTCTATCTAGACTTTTTAAACCATATGGAATAATATTGGTAGCTCCCTGTAGAGCAGTATTTAATGCCAATTCCATCTGTCTTCCAACAAATACTTCAGGTGTGGGTTGTAATGCCTTAAGATCTCTTAATTTATTCAATGCTTCATCCAATGCTTCTGGATCATTTAATTGATGTAGTAATGATTTTAATTCAGCAGTTGCTTGATTTTTAATATAATCAGAAATAAGTATTCCATGAATTTCCATAACCTGAGCTTTTGTAATATTTAATTCAATAGCATTTTCAATATACATATTAGCAAAATCTTCATCAAGTTCTTCTGCTAATGCTTTTTTATATGTATCAATACCAATATTATCTTTATCTTTTACAGAAATAAGAGCTTTTAATATTTTTTTATCATCATTCCGTAGTGAATTTAATGGAAGAATAAAATTATTAGAAGGAAATCCTCCACATTTTATAATACCCATTAAATATCTGTTTGTTAAGTTTTCCAAGAAAGACCTCCTGAATTATGTTTCTTCTTTATCTACATATGGTGGCAGGCTTTGTAATTTTATTTTCTTTGCTTTAGAAAGTCGTTTGACTATAGCAAAAAAATAATTTACATTCATTTGACTCTCTGAATATATGCTATTACTCCATGATCGTAAAGCTTGCTCAATAATGTTAATTGGATAATTTGATAATCTACTACATAACCAATCTTGATCATGTTGAGTGGCTTTCACTCGAATTAAAAATTCACTTACTTTTTTACGAATCTTTTCATCTAAAGAAAATAATGTATATTCACTTGTTCTTTTTTGACAATTGGAGCAGATTTCTCCGCAATCTTTACAATATCCCATAAAATTCCTTTCTGAAATAGGGAGAACAGTAGACGGCGAAGTCATGTTCTCCCTATCGTGACCGATAATTATTTATCGATCTGACCAACAACCACAAACCCCACGTTTAGTAGTCGTTGCCAAAAAATCTCTTCTCTATTTTTTTTAGAATCCGAGATTATCATCCTCTTCATCATCAAGAGCACCATTAAGAACATCATCAGCTTGTTCAGCTTTTACACGGGCCTCCCATTCTGCATAAGCTTCTTTTAATGAAAGCCTTTGATCCTTGGTAGGTTTATTAAAATCTTTAAAACCATTATATTTCTTACCTGCATTATCGCCCCAACCATCTTCAGTAGAGACAATACCATTAACTACTTTGCCAATCCAATCTGCGGCAAGCAATGGTACATCGTCTACTGTATCAGCAATTTCATTAGGTTCAAGTCCTAACGCTTTACGTAATTGAGTATAATGCCTCACAAAGCCAAATTTCTCTGGTCCGTCAGCCAATCTTTCAACTTGACAAATAACACGATGAGTAACCCATTTACCCTTATATTTACCATCTAAGATTACGCCCGTGATCTTAAAGAAATCATACATTCTGCCAGGATGTTTAGATTGAGCGCTGCCAGCCTTTGTGCCGGCCTCAATCTTAGATAGTACAATAGGTACTTCAACTCCAGCAGGAATCAATACGCGCGTTTCTTCTGTGTTGTCAAACTTCGTCATTTTTAACCTCTTTTGTAACTTTTAAAGCCAATTTTTTTGCAGTTGCAACCGTTTTATCAAACGGCCAACCTAACTTTTCTAATCTGCTAATAATTTCTTTACCCTTTTCTTTTCCTAATACTTCAATTGCTAATTTTTTACATTCTTCTCTATATTTAACTGGAGCAGTAATTTCAGAAACATATTTATTATCATCAAACAATCCTTCAAATACATCAGAATTAAATCCTAATCTACTTAAACATTTAGTAATAATATCAGTTTCTAATTTCTTTTCCCAGTCTCCGCTAGTATCCATTAGAATACTGGTATTGGCCGGCATTTCACCGCCAGGGTAAAAGAATGTAGCTCTTAATTGATATACAGGTTTAGTTGTTATTTCTTTATCATAATAATCATACATATTAAAATGATTATAAGAAAAATCAGTATGTTTTAATCCCCAAGTAGCTCCATATGCACCAAATAATTCAGTAGCTTTTTTTACTTGTGTTTGCGCACAAATAGATAAAAATCCACCTCGTTGTTTTACATATTGCAGTTGCTCTGGATCACTATTACATACTTTATTCCAAATATTCATACGATCTTCAATAAGTTTTTGATTATCCATAAAACCTTGAATATCATCATCATTTGGAAAATCATTTGGTGGCATTTAATTTCTCCTCTTTAGGTGCTTCTATTTCTTTCGCGAAAGCTTTTTTACATTCGGTAATATTTTTATAATGAGGACAATAAGTACATTCCCATTTTTCACATGGAGCTACAGGCGGGAATACAGAGTCCTTAACAAAATCTCTATAATAAAACTTTATTTTTTCCCAATAATTATATGCTAAATCAATATCAGCAGGAGTTATTACGTCTTTCCATTCTAAATCGTCGTCTGATTTATTTACATAGCAAACAAGTCCATTAATTGCAGGACAGTCTCCAAATATTTCTTCGTCCCAAACATCGCGTACAGCATTCATATAGGTTGCTACCTGTAATTTATTCTGTAAACTTGCTTCAGGTGATTTCTTTTTAAAATGAAAACTACGTTCATTTGCAGTTTTCCAATCTATTACATAAAGTTCATTATTAATAAATAAAATTTCATCCGGAGTGCCGCCAATTCTTAATGGAGTACCACCAGTTCTTGGGTCACCCGTCCAGTGTTCGGGAAAACAATCCATATGAAAAGGATTAATTGAAATTATCTTTCCATTCATTTTCTCACAGCCTGCTACAAGTGCATCATGATACAATTTATGCATCATAGCGCCCTTGCCAAATATCTTTTTAAGCTTTATGTCGGGCTCTATTGGATCTCCTACGAATGTTTTAATTACTTGTCTAAAACATTTGCCAGAAGAACTTGCCCCCAGACGACTATGGTCATAATCTGGAGGTTCATAAACATCAACTAATCCTCTATTAACTATTTTTGTTAAAAGTACATGAAGATCACTATGTGTTTCTTCTATTTTCATTATTCCTCTTTTTGTTCAATGTGATTAACTGGCTCATTATAATCATCATCTTTATCATCATCTAGGCCAGCCATATTGCCGAATACTTAATTCTTCTTCTTTAGAAACTATAAGATGATCCAATAATTCAATACCCAATATTTCGCCACATTCTGCAAGTCGAGATGTTGAATTAAGATCCTCGCGAGATGGCTGAACACAACCAGAGCAATGATTATGTGCTACAATAATAGCAGCAATTCCATCTTCATATGCTATAGCTGGTCGAAATACCTCGCGGGGGTGTACAATAGCTGCATTTAAACAGCCAATACTAACAATGTGTCGAAACCGTATTTGATGTTTTGTATCAACTCCTAATAGAATGAAATACTCTTTATTTTTATATCTAAAATCCTTTAAGTATTTATAAGCATCTTCTGGGTCATGAATAGTTTCAGGTTTATTGAAAATTATCATTTCTTTCATTTTAATTCCTTGCGAAAGTATTGTATTTAAAAAGCTTTAGCTTTAACATTGTAAAAATTTGCAATATCTTCAAAGCAGGGGACAACATCCATGCTATCCCCTACCAAATATCTTCAAAGTTGGGTGAAATCCCACTTAACGAGCTAAGGACCGTAGCCAGAAGCTCTTGATATGCTCCATTTCTCTATATGCCTATAAAGAAACTTAGTGATAAACCTTGTTAAGATTTATAGTTTTAACTGGTGTTCTTTCCAGGAGATATTCCTATTTAACAACTTTTCTAAACCTCATAGCGTAATGTTCTTTTTGTCCAAAGTGGTACCAGGGTTTGAACAAAATCTTATTCAAGCTTGGTCATCACCTCAAGTTCATAGTCGGTATATAATTGACTCAATAGATCCATTAAAACAGATCTAGTATTATCATATTTATTCAAAAGTCGCACCATACTACCCTGATTGGCAAGCATAGCTTCGTGACAAAGCTCATATTCGGCCAAAAGCTCCTCAATGCGATGTTGTTGAATGCTTAATTGTTTAGCCATAGTCTCAATGCGAGAAGCAAGGTGTTTAACCTGGCCGGCATTAGAAACCGACCGTGTTTGATTATCTTCTACTGCTTTGTAAATAATCTCAATAGGTTTCTCATTTGCAGCATTACTACAACTCGAAGAACTAATTAAGAATGCAACTGTAAAAACAGTCAAATATACAAAAATAAGAGTTATCCGTTTCATCATCAAACCTTTCTAAAAAATATATATCAGGACTTACAACACAAGGAAAATGTTAGCCTGATAAATTATATAACCCCTCCATCGGGATCAATATCAAATTCTTCTTCCACAGAACCAGCGCGCGTCTGTCGCACAATAAACAAATATCGTGAATTACCGCGACCAACTGCAGCCATATGACTTGTCAAATCTTCAATGCAAGTTACACCGGCAGTATTCAAAACTCCAGTGTTAAATGCAAGAATGTTTTCAATATCAATTAGTTTATCCTGTAGATCAACCACTACATGAGATGTATTACTATAATTTTGAGCAACACAAGCTTCCAACTTTAATATCTTATGTTTAAGAATATTAATCTTTAAGAAGGATATAATTACCAATAACGCTATCAGCGCCACCGACAATACAATCCAGGCCAATTTCATCACAACCATCGTTGTACTACTGTCCATGACTCTTACCTTCCTTGTTATAGGCTTTTATAGCCAAATGAATGTAATTACCCTAGTTAATATAACATCGCTTAGAATGTAAATATGACCCCTTTACGTGGATAGTGTGTTTTTAGTATGTTATTACAAAATAAATACTAAATAGAGAGAAGAGGAGATATTACTCTCCCCTTCAATATTATGACTCCAAGTTAGCTACAAGTTCAGTAGCTTGCTCACTAGTGATCTCACCATCAGCTTGGTCTACATAGACTGCAGCCTTCTGACAGGTCTTCCAGTCCCTGTCATAGTGCTTAGACTGTTTCATAAGTGAACCTAGTCTAGCCTTGAGTACTAGCCTACTAGCAGAGATTCTTTTTCTCTGTTCTACTGCAGGAGTAGCAGCAGCTACGCCATCAGCAACCAATTTGATAACTTCATTACGTTCCATCATAACCCTCCAAGTTGAAAATAAAAATTAAATATCACAAAACAATACAACCATATCACTACTGATAACGACTAATAGATTAGTCTAAGATAATGAAAGACTTATACACCAACTGCTACTATTTTTTTACAGTCACCATAAAATTAACAGGATGTACATATTGAGGTAATGTGTCGATAATTTCACTTTGAATCGACATGTTGTGGGATATTTTAATTGGTGTTTTGCCTGCTCGCAGGCTCGCAGGGGTATAATTTAGCTTTCCTGGAGGGTAAAGTGTGTATATCGGGTATAATTTTGGTATTGTGTATAGTTGTATGTCGTAAGTAGTTACGAGTTATTGATATTTTTTTTTAAAAAAAATACTTGGAGTTATTATTTTTAGTTGGTACATAATAAGTAATACCTTGCGAGTCTGCGAGCAAGTAGAGTATATAGTTTATAGAGTATAGCTTATATAGTATAGAGTATAGCTTATATAG